CAACTTCAAGAAGTCCATAGTACGGATCCAAACCATTCGCATAGGAAAGATATGTTGTTACTTCCTGATTTTCGTGTGTTTGTCGCGACTTCTTGAGTAGTGCGGTAATCTCTACACCATTGACCCTACCCGAGGAATCTTTGTCCTTTTTCTTTGAGAGGAAAATGATGGTTGAGGCCGCATACTCAAGTCCTGTTCCTCCACCCATTTTCTTGGATGCAAACATTCCAATCGTCATGTATGTGTGGTTTGTTACAATCATTGGAACATCGGCTTTTCCAAGCTTGAGGGTCAGTGCGCGGAACGCACCTTTTACCAGGCGCGCCTTTGTCATGTCAACCGCTTCTTTGCCTGATAACATATCATCCATTTCTTTTGAAGTAGATAACATGCCAAGGGAATCGAGTGCCATGAACATTGGCCAACGCTTTTCTTTTGGAACTTCTAGATACTTATCAAGAATATTGATTGCCTGTGTTCTGAATTGCTCGATGGTTTCTACAGGAACAATCACGGTGCGGGCACAATCGATTCCGCGTGCAGACAAAAGGTCTTTTGATAAATTAAATTCTGAGTCGAACAAGAAAGCGCGGCCGCGTGGATTGTCTTCAAGAAAGCTCTTGACGGCGGACAACATAAAGAATGTCTTGCCCGTTGAAGGATCACCAGCAAGACCAGTAATCTTGTTTTTTGGATAGCCACCTCGAATCGATCCTGAGATCAATGCATTTAGTGCTGCCGAGCCAGTGTCAATGTATCCTGTGATGTTAGCACCACCTTGCTCTGCGATTTCAGCAAAAGGATTATCGGTCGCCTTAATAAGCGACTTAAAAAACTTATCATCGTCCTTGTCTACTGAATTTGTGCTGCTATTAGATTTCGCCATTTATTTCCTCCAATCTTACAATATCTTCTTCTTGTGTTTCTTCGCCAATTTGCAGTTCTAGAATAATCAGTTCTTCGTTGCCTATATTTGTAACCTTGTGAATGGTGCGCTTTGGAATTTGTATCATATCTCCACGTCTTCGAATCATAATATTTGAATCAAGGCTCAACTCACAAACCCCTTGCATGATGACCCAATATTCTTCTCGTTGGTTGTGATACTGCTTCGAAATGCTTTTCATCGGATCTAGATGCAGCATTTTGATCTTGTAATTTTCCGATATGGTGACGCCTTCGTTCAGTACGAAATAGTGTCCCCATCTACGTTTTGTTTTTTCTGTCATTTGATGATTCCTAAAATAATGTGGATTGATATTCTGAATGCCATCCTATGCTCGTCAAAATAATTTCCAATGGGTCCAGAAAAGCTTTTCTGAATTGCATATCATAGTCGATATACTCACAAATGTCAACTAGTTCTTTTGGCAGAACACCTGGAAATGAGATGACGGAAATCTGATTTGGATTGGAAGGCTTGATATACGAGAACTTTATCTTGTCTCCATCCTGAATCAGAGGATACTTTTTGTGAAGTTTGCTTTTCTTTAGAAAGTGGTTGTAATACAGCGCACCTTTGACGTGTATCGGCGTCTTGTCCTTATAAATGGTGGAAGGATCAGAATATTTTTCGACATTGTTTATTCCTCTTGGAAAAGATATGTCCTCAATGGATAGCGTTCTGAACTGCGTTCTAAAATCACTAACAAATTTATGTATATCTGCTTCCGTCTTTGTCAGAATAATTTCTATGCTCTCTTTAATCTTCTTGCGACAAATCTCTGGCGTCGATGATTTTACCGCTTCAATGCCCGACATCTTGATCTGAGGAGTTTCATAGCGGACTCCTTCTTGGTCGATAACGGACAAGATATATCTCTTTTTTGCTGTCCATATTGTCTTGTCGCATATGGATTCGCGCTTCATATCCAAGTCAACAGTTGTTGCGTTTACGTACTGTGCCAGATTTTTATTGAATTTTTGAATTTGCGGCTGAATAATTTCTTTGCACGCTCTATCCAAAAACTCTACTTTATTCATACGCGCCGAAGAAGTTCCTGCGGAGGGTTCAAAAACCTTCTTAACAAGACCCTGCAAATTCAAATATACGGAATCTGTGTCTACCGCCAGAACATAATCCAGAGAATCCTCTGTGGTCTGAAGGGTTTTGTTTAGAAACTCATTCAACTTTTTTTCCATATACTTGATTGCCAGCTGGCCAGACATTGTAACTGCGACCGCCTGTCGAATGTCATAATATCTAAAGAATGGCGTGCCCGTGGCACCGTAGCAGGAATTGAGACACACCTTTTTACATAGTTGTAGCAAATCATAGCGAGAAACTTTTTGCTCTTCGGCTGAAAAATCTTTTCCTTCGGACTTAAGTCTCTGCGCTTCTTTCTTCGCTTCAATAAGTAACTTCTTGTACTTCTGTCGATCCGCAAACATCTTTCTTAGAATTTGAGGAAGAAATCCTTCAAAGTCGTTTCTAAAGAATTGTCCATTTGCGGCAAGAACCATGTTATGCTTTTTCAGAATAGACAAATCCAGCTTTTCTTCCAAGAGCGTTTCTGGAGTTATCTTATGCGCCGAAAGAAATTTCCGCACGTCTTCTGGATAGCTTTCTGGCTCAACAATTGTATCCGGAGAGATATTAAACTGCATCATGAGAGATGGATACAGAGAGGTATAGTCAAACGATACAACCCACTCATGCATACCAATCTGAGGATCTTTTACATATGCGCCTTCATACATTGTTTCTTTTGTGTCGCGCACATTTGGAGGCGGAACAATATTTCGATCTTTCAGAAAGTTATAGATTAGAGAATCCCACATTCTCGTCTGATAAAAAACGTCCTCATAATTTGTTTTGGAGTCGTATGCAAGAATAAGCGCCAATTGAAGCAGCGCCCTCTTTTGTTCCAACTTCTCTACAAGCAAAACGTCACGAATGTTATAATCAATAAATTTCTCGTAGTTTTGCTCGTACAAATTTTGTAGGCTTCCATACTCGGAATACGAAAGTTTGTTTTCTCCTAGTTCTAGATAGCAGATATAATTAAGAGAGTATGATTCTTTCTGACCTGGAGGACCATACTTCTTGTAGAGTTCCATGTAGTCTAGAGTGGCGATTCCAGAAATCTCGTATCCAGTCTCTTCGCGGCCCATGACAATTCGTGTTGTCGGATAGTACTTTTTCCATGGAGAGTACTCTTTTGATTTGCTCTCGCCAAACAGATTCTTTGTGCGGTTGATAAGATACTTCATATCGAAGTTTTTGACATTCCATCCTGTAACAATGTCTGGATAGTTTTCTGTCCAGTGCGCCAAGAAAAGTCTCAGCAACTGAGCCTCGCTCTCGCACTTGAAGTATTTGGAATCTTCTGGAAGCTGCCCATTGTAATTCTTGCAGCCATACACGCGAATGCCAGAATTATCCTTTATCGTAATTGCCGTGACTTCCTTATCGGCCAGGTCTGGCTCAGGAAATCCATCGTTCGATGCAACCTCGATATCCAGATATGCTATATTGATGTGTTGAATATCCCAGTCCGATGAAATATCTCCAGGAAAGTTATCTGAGATATATTCATACTGAACCTTATTCAAACCAAATATAGGAAAGTTATCGATGTCTTTGTGTCGCTCGATAAACTCTCTTGTGTCGCTTATATTGCCTGGTCTGATTGGATACACGCGCGCGCCTCGGATATCATGCCAAGGCTTTTCGTTTTTTGCTGTGACCTCATTTGGAGTTGCCTTGACAAAAAGCGTAGGAAAGTAATCTACCTTTTCCCTACGCTTTTTACTTCCGTCAAACCAAGTCAGCAAAATTTTCCCATGATCGCGAGAAACATTAATATAGAATGGGTTTTGCAAGTGTTGTCCTTACTTAGGAAGAATTAATCCGCCGCTGCTTACATTTTCGCCTGCGCCTGGAAGAACCAGACCCTTGAGAGAAAATCTTTCTTTATACGAACGTGTCAGTCCCTCTTCAGGGGTGACAATAAATACCACGTTATTTCGTTCCACAATAACTCCTTCTTTTTCCACATCTGTGTATGGAAGCCAATTATAGAGAGCAATGCCAACACGATCCTGTGCTGTTGTTGGTCTTTGGAGAACAACAAGCGCAGGCTTTTCAATTAGTAGTTCGTTGAGAGATATTTCCGTAACTTCTCCGATAAGTTCTTCGCCTGAAATAAGGCGAACGATTTTAATCTCAGAAGTATACTCTTCATCTTCAGGTTTGTCAAGATCATTTGTCATTTTGTTTTCCTTTTGTTAGTTTTCCATTACCGCTTCCCAATCATACACCTTGGTAATGATCCATTTAGTTGGTGTAAAACTGACTTTGTGTCCGTAGTTGTCCGTATAGTAGTAGATGTTTTCGTAGTCTGGAATTAGACTGAGTTCCATAAGCTTGTTGTCATACGCACGGTGCTTCACGCAGGTTTCCAAAACTTTCATGATTTTCTCCATTGTTTATAAGCTATAATATCAAATATTTTCAATAATGTCAATATTTTTTTATGGCGCGATGTAGGTAACGTTGTCGCAGGATTTGCATATACTACATTTAGAAAAACCAGCAGTTTCATTGATTTTTATCAAATCCAAAAGAGCTTTATTTTTAAAAATGTCTTCGTAGTTTTGTGTTAAAAGATTTCCGATTATATGTTTCAAATTGTAATCCATGCAGCATAGGACTACATCTCCATTTGGCAAAAGAACATTTCTATCAAAAAAAGGAGTTGATCTACACGTTAATGGATTTGTGTGTTTTGGGGTCGCCTTAATAGGCTGAGTTCCAATTTGAGAAACGTCCAAACTGTCTGCACGTGTATGCAATTCTGCATGATAGGATATTCTTGCAATATTTGCAATATCGGGATGAACTCTTCCCGAACCATCCATGGTCATCGCCCCAACACCACATGAAACTCTAGTGTTTGATATTATTTCGAAACATTCTTTCCACTCTTTACTATATTTCCACCCCACCATATTCTTGTTTGCATCAGGCAAATGAACACATACTATTTCGATTTGCCGCTCATACTTTTCTAGAAGTTCTTTTGTTCGGCTCGCGTCTTCTTTTTTCATGCCATATAAAGTTGAAAAAATTGCGACTTTGAACCCTCTGACTAAAGTTTGCTCAAGCATATCGGTACAGTTAGGATTTGCCCACGGTTCTGACATTCCACTAAAATCGATTCGAGTATTAGTGGGAAGCTTATCCAGCACAGTTGTTAGGGTTCCTACGCTCATATATTTCGCACTCTTGCCATAAGAATTACGAAGATTTTTTTGAGGGCAGAACGTACACATCAACGGGCAGCCAATCATGGTTGTTAATTCCATTGCAGGACCATGAGTATGAAGAATATTATATTTTTCTCGTATCGTCGGAATAACGGGTCTGTTCATTTCCAATAAGCCTTTTCAAATCTATTGAATATTTCTTCATTTTGCGGCCTATCAACATCCAGAGGATATTTCCAATGTTCATTGAACATTTTTGCCCACGTTACATATGATCTGTGATTTCCTGTCCAGCGCGCACCAAGAATACCAAAAAATAGCTGAAGCGTTCCACAAACTGTTATTCCTATCTTTCCTTTCCGTTTGGCATGATTCGCTAAAGCGGGGGCCATTGCAGCCGCACTAACCAGCAAAACATCATATTCATACGTATCTATTTGATTCATGAGATATTGTAGTGATTTGTCCCACGTATCACATCCCAAAAACTGTCTGTTATCCATTTGTGGATGAAAAGGAGAACGAATAACGTCAACTAGTTCGAACGGACAGATTTTTTCTAAAGAGTCGCCCCAAATGCTTTCTTTGTTTTTCCATTGCTCTTTTATAGACTCAACAAATGCGGAAACAACCAAAACCTTTTTACCCTTTAGCTTTTTTGTCCATGGATCTGGACAAGGAACATCGACTATTTCCTTGTTAATCAAGTATCCTGGGTCCAAAACTAAGATATCATCAACGCCAAAGAATGTGTAGCCATTTTTGCAATATTTATTCTTAAATGACTCATTTTTTTCTATCGTTCCAGAAACATCTACAAACCCCAAAATATCTGCGGCGATCATTGCGTCGTGATTAATGGGCGACCAAGTTTGCGTCAGATATTGTTTTGAATGAGGAAAAACTCCAGATGTTAGTGTTAGCCAATAAAAAAATTCATCCAAAGGGTCCTCCCCTTTGTCATAAGTTTCGAGAAAATATCCTTCCATATTACCAATTCGCACTACAGAGAACGGGTCTTTTTTATCAAAGAGATCGTTAATTTTTGTATTCAATTCATTTAATTTTTGTTTATTTCTTACGTTATACATTTTTTTCTCCAATTAATACGTTAATCAATCCGAGCCTATCTCCTTTAATATAGCTGAATACCCTTCTTAGATCATCTGGCAATGAACGAAATAATTCGAACATTTCTTTTTCTGCTTGTTCCGTATTGTATCCTGTTCCTCTGGGATGATGAATTGTATGTGCATAATCTCGCAAAACCAATCTTTGTTTAAGGTATGATATTCCAGGGAGAACAATATCCCAACCCCAACCCATATGATATGGGCTCATATCAATTTTTCGATCCCTGAATTGATTAATAATATCTTTGTGAATAAACCAGCACGTACAGTCTGGACATGCCACTAGTCTTAAATTTTCATTACCTTGAAACACAACCTGAGGAATGTCTGTCAACTCTGGACCATACCAAGTATAATTCACATTTGGTGCATATATTCCCCAGTTATATTTTGTATAATATTTTAGAGCATCTTCAAAAAGTTGACTCCAATTTTCATACGACGCATCGGCTTGTACATGAAAAAAAATATCACCATCAAACAACTCTATCGCTTTTAAAAATTGCGCCGTAAAATATGAAGTTTCCCCCACATGAACCCAGTTAGGCTCAAGAGATACACTAGTGTCATCACTATTTATAACGGTGACCTTAACACCCAAGGATTTTAGGTGAGTTTCTTTGCTCTTGGCGTTTTCATACTGCCCCTTCCAATTAAAGATGAACGAGTGAAATCTCATCTTTTCCTCCTCTCTTTTTATAAACAACGGCATCAAACCAATTCAAAAAATTATCAATCAGATAGTAAGAAGGAGGGATACTATGAGAAAATGCAGGCTGATTTAATATTTTATCATATAGAGAGTCATTCGAATCTACAGTTTTAACATATTCAATCGCATGTTCGAATGAAGGAAAATCATGAACATTGATAAATGCAGATCGATTAAAATCGATATCTATCGTTGGGCTACCCCAGTATATTGGTACGGTTTTGGAATAAAAAGCGTGTAAAATTTTCTCAGTTACATATCCAGGATGTGACTGACTTTCAAAGCATATGTTGAACTTTCGCGTTGAAAGAAAATCAATTTTTTTCTGTTCTCCGTCTAAATTTACTGTAACGTTTTTAAAGTGCCTTCCTGCGCTATCGACTTTTTTATACTCAGACAACTTTTGAAAAAAATTATTACGTTCGGCGCAAGAGCCGTTACTAACAACAAAACTACAAAAATCCGTCTTTGGTGCGACTTTGGCGTTAAAAATATAGTCGTATGTATATTTTGTCTTGTGAATATGCTGAAGCGACCACATATAGATTATGTATAACGGTAATCTATAGTGCCAAGGATTTAAGTTATGGTCGAATGTAATGGCATAATGGCAATCATAGTTTTCTGGCCTTCTATTTTCGCCTGTGTAAAATATCTTGGTGCAATTCTTTTTTGAATATTTTTTGTTTTGCGTGCCAAAATTTTCATCACCAAAAATAAGAAAGTCTGGATCATGAAAGGACATCTCTATATCATATCTAGTAGATAAGACATAAAAAAAGAATTCCGCCAAGTGTTCGTGTGTATCCGCAAAACCTAACTTCAATCTGGGTTTCATAGATTTTTTAACTCTTGCTCAATTACTTGTTTCACATTTTCTATTGAATGATCCGTAACAAGGCGATATTGACACTTTTTATTTATCGCATTTGACATGGATTCTTTTTCTCCTCGGCTAAAAGAGATAATTCTTTTTTTAGGGTCCATTAGATTATCATAGGTTTCACAAAATACAAAAGGTCCAGAGTTTTTTCCTACAATAAGATCACACTTTGTACTTAAATAAGAAATCTCGTTTAGATCGCAATTGTTAAAGGGTCGATCATTCCACGGTGCATGATATGAATATTCATCTTCATCTTTTGTAATATCGTCCGTAAAATAAATATTAGGGGCAGATGAAGTGAACTTTTTTGTGCAGATAAAATCAATATCTGGATACTTTGCGGCAAATTCTTTTATCTCTTCCTCTAAAGAAGATATAAAAGATTGCATTGACATGGGCACACCATTACATATTAGAACCCGCTTTCTCCATAGCCCCCAGACAAAATCGATTCGCGTACTTAGAAATGAGTCGATTGGTGATATATTGAAAAACGAGTAGTCAATTCTAGGCAAATAATCCAAAAGTTCTTTTATTTGTAAATTCGTACCAAACTCTCGGTTTAAAACGCCAAATATTGATCTCCAGCTTCTCGTTAACGATTGCAGATTTACTCCGCCGCAGTCATTAAGTATATCAGGGTATGCTCCAATCCACGTATTTACATATAGAGTGTCTTCAGAAGAGACAAATAGTTGATCATATGAAGTATTTGGTATTCCCGTTAGGGGAATATTCAAATCCTTATTTACTTTTGGATGATTATAGTGACAATACTCGAACTCGATATTTGTCAGTTCTTCTTTTATCTGCCTGACAAATTCTTTGTGAGTAAACAAATCTCCTCGATGAAAGTGATTGAAAAACACTATTTTATTATACATTATCTATTCCTTTATACAATTTAACAGAATCTTCCACCAAGCTTTTATTTCTTGATATAGCGTCTTCGATCATCAAGTTTATAGCCTGCACAAATTTAGGGCGCTTAATTTTAAAGCATATATCAATTTTTTTCTTAAGTTCCGCGATTTCATCGTTGGTCTTTGCACACTGAATTGCATCTTCTAGCATCCAAGTTCGAATGTGCAATATAACTAACTTTTCTATAATTTCTCCCAAACTATCTGTTGCAATATATTCTGCATTTGGAAGATTTTTTTTAGAAAGAGTTTTTTCTACCGCTTCTTTTATTGCCTGTTCAATTACGTTTCCTATCATTCATCATTTCTCCTAAATTCTCTTTTAATATAATGGTCTTTTCCTTTTCCCGATGGAATCAAATCAAAAATTCTTGCTTCGTGTTCGGAAAGTATTCCTTCTACCGCCACTCCATCTTTTGTTACACAATGGTGAGATCCGTGAAAATACGTGAAGTTTGATATGGTTTCTACTTTATCTGGAGTTGAAAACGCCTTCAAAACAATTCCCGAAACAACATGGTCCCCCCATCTATTATAGAAAAAATTCGAATTTCCAACCAGTAGTTTTAAAAAATTTTGCACCTCTGGCCGCAAAAACAATGAAGTCTTTGCGACGTATAAATTAGTATATGGAACCCATAGATTTGTTTGATCATAGTCAATTTCTTTCCATTTTTCTTTTAAAATCTCATGAGCGAGAAAAGGTATGGTTTCGTTGGTAAGAGCATGAGTTTCTTCACAAAATCTTCCGACCATATAATCTAAATCTTTAGATTTCATGTATTCAAATACGTCGTAGTTCAAGTCTCCAATAAGGGTATCTTCGTCTATTCGAAAAATATAATCAAATTCTGTGCAATAGTTCCATATATGTAAACAATTGAATGCACACATAATTCTGTAGCCATGACTGAATCCATTGTCTCGAATTAATGATGGATTGCAATATTCTGGCCATCGAAAGTGCAAAGAAATATCTACAAATCTAACATCTTCATTTTTTCCATTTGTGATTATAAACTTCTGATGATCTTCTGTTATATTTCCTTCGTGAAAAATAATAAGAGGATATTGTTTTTGTAGCTTTTTGTTGAAATTTTCATAGATGTGATTATTTCTTTGAATAAGACGAAAATACCCATCCACATTTGAGTAACCTCGCGTAAGAAGTACAATTGCGGATTTCATTATAGTTTCTCCACAATCTGTTCTAGCTTATCCATATCCTTATCGCTAATGAATTGATTATTTCCGATATATACTCCATTGCGATGGAGCACGTCGGCATAAGGCATATTATTATATTCTTCGTATTTTGTTTTTAGGTATGGTTGCCTAAGCAGGTTACCCCCAACAATAGGACGATATTCTATCCCATATTTTTCAAATAACGAAACCAATCGATTTTTTACCTCACTTGTAATTCCTATAAAAGGAAAACAGAAGGAACTGTTTCCTTCATGCTTATACATTTTGTATAGTTTATCAGATTTATTGCATATGTCAACAAATCTTTCGTATCTTTTTCTGCGAGTCTCAATAAAAGAATCTAGTTTTTTTAGTTGAGATAGTCCAAGCACTGCCGCCAATTCAGTGTTCCTAAAATTATAACCATCAGATACAAACAAAAAAGATTTTTCTATTTCTGGATTTTTATTTGCATACTCTTCAAACTTCATAGAAGTTCTTGCCAGTCCATGGGATCTTTTCATTCTCATTAGATCATACAGATCGGAATCGTTTGTTGAGATCATTCCTCCTTCGACAGTGGACATGTGATGTCCAAAATAAAAACTAAAGGTTGCACCCGTACTATCCGCACCAATTTTACCTGCTGTATTTTTTGCTCCGTGTGATTCGCATACGTCATCGATAAAAATGGCTTTAGGAAAGTATTTCTTATATTCTTCCACTGGAGCGGGTATGCCGAGCAGATGAGTGGTAAAGACTACCCGAATGTCTGGATGTTTTTGCGATAATATTTTCATATTCTCAACATCAAAGCTAAAATCTTTTAGATTAATGTCACAGAAAATTGGTTCTAGCCCCAGTTGAAAAACGGGATTAATGTTAGTAACCCAAGTGCACGCAGGTACTAAAACTTTTTCTCCATTTGTTAAACCATATTTTTCTTTTACGGCGGCTAGGAGAAGAAAATTGGCGGTGCTTCCCGAAGTTACAAAAAGACTATGCCTTGCACCAAGCCAGCGAGACCACTCTTGCTCGAAATTTTCTACCATTGGTCCCTGCGTAAACTTATCTGAAGATAGAATGAATTTTGCTAATCTTAGTCGATCCAGAAAAGTTAGAGTATTTTTCATAAGAGGCCATTTAAACTCTTTCATATGTTTTCCTATTCTCCAAAAACCAATCGATTGTTATTTTGAGTCCTTCTTCTAGAGAGGTTTTAGCTTTCCATCCAAAAGAATCCATCTTTGTTGTATCTAAAGCACGTCTAGGGGTGCCATTGGGCATATTTGTATCCCATATGATTTTTCCCTCATATCCAACCAAGCGTGCCACAAGTTCTGATAATTCTTTAATTGACACTTCTCGATTAGGACCAACGTTAATATGAGTAGGATCATCATTATGGTTTTTCATTAGAAAAATGCAAGAGTCTGCCATATCGTCGGCAAATAAAAACTCTCTAGTTGGGGTTCCGTCTCCGAAGCAAATTACCTCTGGCAAGTTCTGTTCTTTTGCAGCAATAAATCTATTAATAAAACTTGGAATAACATGACACTCAGAGGGACGAAAATTGTCATTCACTCCATAGAGATTGTTTGGCATGACGCAGACCGATTGAAGACCATATTGCTCATAATATTTTTTACACATCACCAGCCCAGTAATCTTTGCCAATGCGTATCCGATATTGGTCTCCTCTAAAGGGCCAGTCATGAGATATTCTTCTTTAATTGGTACTGGCGCATGTTTTGGATATATGCACGCCGTGCCTAGAAAACATAATTTTTTTATATTATGAATTCTAGACGATTCAATTATATTAGTTTGTATCTGAATATTATCTCGTATAAAGTCAGCAGGAAAAGATTTGTTGTATCCTATTCCCCCCACCTTGGCGGCCGCCAAAAAAACATAGTCTGGTCTATTTTTTAAAAACCAATCATCCACTTCTTTTTGATTTCTTAGATCTAATTCATCTTTAGAAATAGTAAGTATATTGGTGTAACCTTGCTCGTTCAGCTTTCGACATAGCGCACTTCCTACTAGTCCTTTGTGTCCCGATACAAAAATTTTTGAATTTAATTTCATGTAAATATTCCTATCATTGGCCGTATATACACATATCTTCCACTAATTGTTTAAATGTAATCTTTGGTTTCCAACCTAAAACTTTTTTGGCCTTCGATGCATCTCCAATCAAGGATTCAACTTCGGAGGGTCTAAAATATTTTGGATTTACTCGCACTATAACCTTATTAGTATCGATATCTATTCCAACTTCTTCTAAATCTTTTCCTTCCCACTTTATGTTCATACCAAAATATGGAGCGGCCTCCTCCACGAACTGTTTTACTGAATATTGTTCTCCCGTAGCAATTACGTAATCATCTGGATTATCTTGCTGTAGCATTAGCCACATTGCTTCTGAGAAATCTTTTGCATGACCCCAATCTCGCTTTGCGTTAAGGTTTCCAAGATATAAACATTCTTGCTGGCCAGTACTGATTTTGGACAAACCTTTGACAATTTTTCGGGTTACAAATGTTTCTCCACGACGAGGAGATTCGTGATTGAATAGTATTCCAGAGGAAGCGTGCATATTGTATGCTTCTCGGTAGTTCTTTACAATCCAAAACCCATAAAGTTTTGCAACACCGTATGGTGACCTTGGATAAAAAGGAGTCTTTTCGGTTTGAGGCGTCTCTTGAACCAACCCATAAAGTTCAGATGTAGACGCCTGATATATACGCACTTCTTTTTCCATACCAAGAAGCCTTACAGCCTCAAGAATTCTAAGAGTTCCCAGAGCATCGACCTGACCAGTATACTCTGGAATTTCAAAAGATACCTTGACGTGAGACTGCGCTCCAAGATTGTAAATTTCTGTAGGTTTTATTTCTTGTATTAATCTTACAAGCGAGGATCCATCAGTTAGATCTCCATAATGTAAATTTAAGTTTGTATAGATATGATCTATTCGATTGGTATTGATAGAAGAAGACCTTCTAACTATTCCGTGAACTTCGTAATCTTTTTCTAAAAGAAGTTCTGAAAGATAAGATCCGTCTTGCCCCGTTATTCCTGATATAAGTGCCACTTTTTTCATGAATAATATACTTTCCTAATTTATTCTATTTCCCAAGGATATTTATTCTTAAAATATTTTTTCATTATTTCATTTCCTTTTTCAAAGAAATCTATACTTCCATATTTTCTATCTATTTCGTCATCTAACCTATAGTTTAATGTGTGAAGTCCCGTGGTACCAAAATTTTTATGTCCCAATTGTTGCGTTATTGCCGCATAGTATCTTCTATCTTCTCCCCATGGACCACTATGCCATAGATGACAAGTTTTTTGAATAAAGCTTTTTTTAAAGCAGAATGAAGAAGTATCAATAAGATGCTGCTTTTCTGGCTTATCTAAAGACCAGAATATGGGCCACATTCCAACACTCTCACAGCAGTCTTCTACAACAAAAGTTCCATTCTTTCTAATTATATTACGAAAAGAATACGCCCAATCGTAATTGTTTTTTTCTATTAGATTAACAAGAGATGATACATGATTGCTTGAAAAATAATTATCTTCGTCCAAAAACAAAATGTAGTCGTAATCTAAAAGGTGAGGGAAAGACGCATAAATTCGTTGACCATTAAACCCATTTTTTCCAACGTTACTATTAAGCCATGTGAATTTTATGTTGTCTTTGAGTGGATGATCCTCAAACTTTTTTTGTCGAATGTAAAAATCTCTGTTATATTCTTTTCCATCCACCACCAAATGATGATGAAGTGTTCCTTTGTAATCCTGAGAAAGAACCGATTGAATCGCATCTTCTAAAACTGGAGCGCCAGTGGTGGGCGTTAGCACCACCACTGACGGATTGTCTCTAATAATATTTA